GCAAGTGAAGCAATAGTAGTTAACTGTTCATTAGCACCATCTGAATCCAGTGTTGATAATGAATCTCCATTAGTAGGAGTTACTGCACTTAACTCAGATAGGTCAAGAGCAATATCTAAAGCACCGCTATCTCCTCCTCCCGATATTCCTACCCCAGCCGTGACTCCGGTAATATCACCATCACCTGCTTTCGCTGTTCCTGGTGGTATTCCTGCGGCCATCTTAATTCATCCCTGGAACTTTGTTCCAGAACTGGAAGTCAATGGTTGCTGCGTTGGAGGCATTCTGCCTTATCACCTTAAATCCGGTTACTTCGTCCCTTGATCTCAGCGTGATGATATCGCCTGCTGCCCATTGAAATCCCTTCGTGGTTGTCGGGGCTGTTCCGTCCCGTGTCTCCACGACAGAGTTAGTTCTTACATATCCCTCTGCATAATCAGCGCCGTCAGGCACTGTCAGCGAGGTTGCCGCATCTGTTACCGCGTGGGTAACAAGACCTGCATTGATTGGTGAAAAGTTTCCTTTAGCCATTACTCTTACCTCGTTTTGGCTGATCTGCCTGTCTATTTGCTACAGTATCTCTCTCTGCAAGCAGCTTGATAGCATCAGAAAGATTGTCCTGACGCTGTCGCTCTCTTATTCTTTCTTCATCAATTCGCTCACCATCTATCGTTGCCCACTCACGCCTGTGGCGCTTTTCCATGTGGACACGCAGGTCATGGGAAGCGGTTAGGTTGTCTTTCGTGCAGTACGCAAGACCCATGTCGTCGTACTTCCTCCTGTTGGGATCGTCCTTGTGAAGGAGGCACTTGATCGTACCGTACTGTCTCTCAATTTCAGGCTTCTGGGTGGTAAAGGCATAGGTGCCGTCCTCCCTCGTCTTCTGAAGCTGTTGTGGAAGCATATTCCTATTAACTGTTGAACGGTCTCCAGTACGGTTATCGTATACATATACGTATCCTGCCGACTGAAGCTCGGCTGCCGTCATGGTCATGCCATTACTGTTGCCGATAACAGCTCCAGGTTGCATGTTTCCAGGCTCCTGTGCTGTCTCTGCGTCTCTAAGTTGTTCCTGAATAGATTTTTCCTGTGTCAACGGGTTCGCTCCTTTTTGAAGTCAGGGCCGAATGTACTGTGACCCTTCATCCACTTGTTTCTTTCTTCTATATTTTCCCAGAAGATTTTCGTCCAGTCTTTTGGTTTAACTTCAGTCTTTTGTGGGGGTTGCAGGTTCATGTCCTGCGCCATCCGTAACGCCTCATCGACGGTATAGAGGGCTTCCCCACCACCTTTTCCATCAGGTACGCCACATATCAACTGGAACTGTTCTCCAAAAAGTTTTGCGTCTCCGAGATCTCTCTCAAATTTAACTCTCCGGTCACTGCGTATAACCGTTATTGTCTGGTAACGCCTCATACCGGAGGAGTCAGGAGCCTGCCGATTCATCTCAGAGAGATACCAGCAAGGCTCGTGACCCCTTATTTCCGCAGCGGCTAACTCAATAAGTCCTGCCACTAAAAGCTCCTACTCAGTCCAGTCTCTATTGGCCTCGATTGCTATGTAGTCAATCCACGCATATTCATTTGATGCGGCTCTTGTCTCAATCATAGCCAGCACAGCAAGATCTGTACTTGTTGATACTGCTCCGGTAACGGTCTGCTTTAACACACCGTTGACATACCATCGGGCAGTTCCGTTAATTGAAACTTCCAGTCTCAGGATGTCCCATTCGCCTGCCACGGCATCGTTATCAGCGTCAATACTTGCAATCGTGGTCTCACCTGTCGTGGTGCCACCGTTGTATACCATGATCCAGTCTTCATCGTCAGTTGCCTCTGCATCAATTAAGAATCCGCAGAGATCTGATGCTGAAAGGGTCAAGGTACCGCTTGCCGCAACCAGGTTTTCTCCTTCAAGAATAGCTGTGTCACCGTTAACATCGGTCAGCCCGAAATAAAATGCCTTCGTGTCGAGATCAGGAAACTGAACTCTGCACTCGATATTTATAGGGGCCATCTTACCAACATCAAACACCTTGCCTGTGGTTAGCCCACAGCTATGGGCGTCCTCGTTGGTAGTTGTCAGGATGCCGACTCCGTTAAGGCCATCAGACTCACCAACAGTGATACCGGAGTCTGCCTCCGCTATGCCCTGCCCGATCACCCGAAGTCCTGAACCTCCAAAGGCTCTTGTTGCTGCTGTTGCGGCAACGATATCCTCACCAGAAAGAAAGTCCTCAAAAATACTTATTTTTCCGTACCCGCTCTGTGCCATATTACTTATTCTCTCCCTGAAGCTGTAGCTCCAGTTGTTTTATTCGTTCCCTGTAGGGAGCGACTACTTCTGATATGTTTCCTGTCTTACGGGGGATACAGGCCAGATTATCCAGCCTGTTATCCTCCATATTTCCGTTCATATTGTGGACAATCCATCCTTTCGGAATCGGCCCACGCTGCCGAGTCCACGCCTCACGACGTGCATTCATTAGCTTGTTGGCGCTGTAGCGTCAGCCTGTACCTCATACAGCCAGTTGCCGGAAGATCGCTCTCCGTAGGCATACTCGTCGTAGTGATACAGAGCCGTGGCTCCACCACCAAGTTCAGGCATTCGCTTTGTCTCCACGTATGGAGAGCGGCCCTCTACCAGTACCAGTGCCATCTGCGAGAACACTCCACCCTTGGCAAGGTTCGATGTGATGGTTAAGTTTCCATCTTCGTACAGTGCTGCTCCGGCGATTGTTCCTCGATATCGGTTCTGGTACGCAGCAACAGCTACACCGCTTGTCAGCGGGGCGCCCGTTGTCTGGTCTACACCAGCCGCTATAAGCTCATCGTCGATGTCCTTCAGGGAGAACCCGTGGTGGACAGCGTTGATGGGAGCATTGGCAGGAGCAGGTTCCGTTGTATTGGAAGTGATCCTGTATGCGGCAGCGGCAATTTCACCGGAGTCGAGGGCATTTGCGCCACCGAGTGCGGTAGTTGCGCCGTCTATGGCGGTTAATCCATCCTGGTCTTTCTTTCGCTCTATAGCGTTCTGAGCAAGAGAACCCGTCTGAGCATAGGCGTTGGCGCTTATTCTCAAGGCAACCCTGTCAGTTATGACGGTGTGAACACCGATAACCGTGGGGGTGATTGAGAAGAGCGTGTCTTCCATCTGTTGCGGGTTGTCCAGTTCAGTATTTTCAGTAACGGCCTGTGCGCTGAGTTTCGACATTGAAACTTCATTCCAGATCGTTCCCGTATTTTCGTCGAGTCTTTGCCTATCGACGAGGTTAGGCATGACACCGGCAAATTCTCTCACGATTCTTGCGGAAGCAATCATCGTGGGAATCGAATCAGCCAGTGAATCGGTTACTGTATTTCCTACAGCCATTTCACTAACTCCTTATCCCTATATGCGGATTCCCTGTTTTCTCAACACGTCAGCCGCTTGTGCTATTTCATCTCTTGAGACAGAAACATCAGAGTTACCCATGCGTTCCAGAAGCTGATTGCCGTTCATGGAAGAAGGAATAGATGACGATGAATCGAGATCCAGCGTATTTACTCCATGCTCCTCAAGAGCCTGCTTTACCTTTGCCTCTGTTTCCCTGGTTAACTCGTCCTGCTGTTGCAGGCGACGGCCCCGTTCTAGCTGGCGCACTGCACGATTGAACTCGGCATGGGCAGCATAAATACCACTCATATCCTTGCTTTCAAATGCAGGCGCCCACAAATCTCGGAAAGCGGCAAGTTCAGGAGCTGTTTCTATATTCAGTCCCAGCTCATCCATTGTCTCTGTGATCTCTCCGATCATACTCTGGGTCGCTGCCTGAAAACTGTTCGTGGCTCTCCTGTCAGCGGCATTTGATTCTACCTTCTGAAGGTCTTCCACGAATGCTTCAGGGTCTTGCGATCCATCACGACGTACCAGCGCCTGTACAACATCAACAAGCGTTTCCACCTTGTCAGAGAGATCATTGTTTTGAGTGGTCTCTCTGTTCAGGCTGTGAAAACGTCCTTCAAGTGACTTGTAGTCGTTTTCTCTTTTTGATGCCTGTTCTTTCATCTCTGTCACTTGCGCTTGCAGAGCCTCGATAGTAGGGGGTTGCTCATCTGATTCTGACGGGGATAAGGTCGCGGGGCCGTTAGCTGCGTCAGCTTCAGGGGCAAGTTCGCCTGTACCGTTTGCTTCTGGTTGTTGTGGCGGGCTATCAAATCCCCCCACTCCATTCTGTAACGTCATTTCTTACCTCACAGTTACTGTTAGTTTAGAGCCAAAGTTTTTTCTTTGTCAAAA